AATTGAAAAGGAATCAATTATGGCCCTAACATCACCAGGCGTAGAAGTCACAGTTATTGACGAGAGTCAATATATCCCTTCTGCTGTCAACACAGTACCGTATTTCGTAGTAGCTACTGCTCAGAACAAAGTTTCTGCTGACGGTATTACTGTAGCCGCTGGAACAACAGCCGCTAATGCAAACAAAACTTATCTTATCACAAGTCAACGCGACTTGGTTGCTACATTTGGTGTACCGTTCTTTTACAGTACAACAACTGGCACACCTATCAATGGTTACGAGCTTAATGAATATGGCTTGTTGGCAGCCTACAGCGCACTTGGCGTCACTAATCGTGCTTATGTACAGCGTGTTGACGTAAATTTAACAGACTTGACAGCAAGTCTAAGTCGTCCTACTGGTGAACCTGCAAACGGTACATATTGGTTAGATGCTTCAACATCAGTGTGGGGCATTCAAGAATGGAATCAAACCACTGGTACATTTACAGTAAGAACACCTACAGTGATCACTGACAGTGCCAACGTAGTAAATGCTTCAGCTGGTGATTATACACCGTTGGCTAGCATTGGTAGCATTGGCGACTATGCGATAGTAGCAGTTGATCAAAATATCCGTGGCTTCTATAAAAATTCTAGCAACGCTTGGGTATTTGTTGGTAGCGATGCATGGAAATCAAGCTGGCCAACCTTGACCGGTAGCAATGCTCCAAATAGTTTAACTGTTGGTGCCAACTTGTATCTCAATGACGTGTTAGTTGCAGTTCCAGCAAGTCCAAACAACACAGTAACTGGCCTAGCTGCCGCTATTAACAGCGGTGCAATTCCTGGTGTAACAGCAGCCGCAGTAGGCGGTAAGTTGGCAATTTATGCCAACAGTTTGGCAACAAACGATGCTTCAACAGCTGGCGGCGGTATTCTAGCAGTTGACGCTGGTCCTAATCAAGGCTCAGCTCTGCTAACTTCTTTGGGACTGGTCACAGGTGAGTACCGTGCACCAACTTATTTCCCTGGCTACAGCTATCAGGCACCACGCTGGAGAAGCACAGATGCACAGCCTAGACCATCTGGTTCTATTTGGAATAACCTAAGCCCAGTAAACAATGGCTTGAGTCTCAAGATTAAGAAATACAGTACAGCACTGGCAGACTGGATCGCTCAAAATACCAATGCGTATCTTGATGACGCTACAGCCAACAACGCATTAGATCCAGCAGGCGGCGGTAAAAATATTCCAGTTGGCACAACTTATGCATTATATAACGGTGCTGCCTTCTTAACACCAAACACTCTTGCTAATCTAAGTTTCACAATCCTAGAAAGAGCTGTATTTGGACAAACTGTAGTGGCTGGTACAACAACACCACCTAGTTTTGTTGTTGGCAACTCATTCTTGCTAGGCGGTTCAGAAGCAGGAAGTGACAATGTCAATACCGGAACAGTAACAATCGGTGGAACTGGTACTATAGCTAACTTTATTTCAGCTGTCAGCGCCGCTAACGTTCCGTATGTTAGTGCCAGTGTAAATTCAGCTGGTAACATTGTGTTCACACACAGTCAAGGTGGATCAATTTACTTGCAAAACGTAAGTGGTACTCCTGTAACAGCAGCCGGTTTTACAGCACAAACACCTTATGTTTACCCTGATAACTATGACAACACCTTGTTGGTATTGAGCAACTGGGCAACTGCACCAGAATTTGAATACACAACAAATGATGTTGCACCAGACCAAAACCCTGCAAATGGTCGCACCTGGTATTACAGCAGTGTGAGTGATGCAGACATTATGATCCAGGACAACGGTTTCTGGCGTGGTTATCAAAACGTAACTAACGATGTACGTGGATACGATTTAAGCAACACCAACGCTAGTGGTCCAATTGTGAGTGCCAGCGAACCAACCACACAGAACGATGCCGCTCAGTCACCATTGCAATATGGCGACTTGTGGATTGACACCAGCGATCTTGAAAACTATCCTGTGATCTATCGTTGGGAAGCAGTAGACGGTGTTGATCAGTGGGTGTTGATCAATACATCGGATCAAGTGACAGAAAATGGTGTACTGTTCAGCGATGCACGTTGGAGCTCAAGCGGTGCGACAGATCCTGTTTCCGACCCGTTCCCAACAATCGTAAGCTTGTTAACCAGCGATCACGTTGACCTTGATGCACCTGATCCAGCACTGTATCCACAGGGCATGTTGTTGTTTAACACACGTCGTTCAGGCTACAATGTAAAAGAGTTTAGAACAAATTACTTTACATCACAAAACTATCCTGATGCTGGTGCATACAACCCAGCTACACCGTCAAGCAATACTAACTTGCCGTTGTTCAGCTACACATGGGTCAGCGCCAGTGGTAACAAAGATTCTGGCGCAATGTGGAGCGGTCGTCAAGCTCAGCGTCAAATAGTTGTTCAGGCAATGAAGTCTGGCATCGACACCAGTGCAGCCGCACGTGAAGAGCAAAATGGTTATAACATTATTGCTGTTCCTGGCTACCCTGAGTTGATTCCTAACATGATTGCACTCAGTAACGAACGTGCTAATACATTGTTCTGCGTAGGTGATACACCAATGCGCTTGGCAGCCGATGGCAATACTTTGGTTGAGTGGGCTACAAACAACAATGGTTTGGGCTTGCCAACAGAAGATGGCTTGGTTGCAACCAGCAACTACTTGGCTACATTCTATCCAAGTTGTCAGACCACAGACCTAGGCGGCACCACTGTTGTGGCTCCTCCAAGTCACATGATGGTTCGTACAATTTTACGCAGTGATGCTGTGAGCTACCCATGGTTGGCACCAGCAGGTACACGTCGTGGTGTGGTAGACAATGCATTGGCTATTGGTTACATTGATGCTGCCAGCGGTGAGTTCCAACAAATCAGCGTTGGTCAAGCTGTGCGTGACATCCTGTATGAGCGCAACATTAACCCAATCACATTTATTCCAGGTGTTGGTATTACTAACTTTGGTAACAAGACCAGTACTACAACCACAACAGCATTGGATCGTATCAACGTTGCACGTTTGGTAGCGTTCTTGCGTGGACGTTTGGAAGAGATTGGTAAGTTGTTCTTGTTTGAACCCAATGACGAGATCACACGTAACGAAATCACCAACACTGTTAACAGTTTGATGATTGACTTGATTGCTAAACGTGCTATCTATGACTACTTGGTTGTTTGCGATCTAAGCAACAATACACCAGCTAGAATTGATAGAAACGAGCTTTGGGTGGACATTGCCATAGAGCCTGTGAAGGCAGTAGAGTTTATCTACATTCCTTTACGTATTAAGAACACTGGCGAAATTTCTGGTGCGGCAGGCTAATGACAAAGGGGCTGGTTTTTCCAGCCCCGAGTTCAGGTAAATAAACATATAGGAGATAACAAATGGCAGTTTCATCACTACAAAGAATGACAGTACCGTTAGCTAGCGATCAGAGCGCAAGCACACAAGGTCTGTTGATGCCCAAACTCAGATATCGCTTCAGAGTGATGTTTGAAAACTTTGGCGTTTCAAAGCCAACAACAGAATTAACCAAGCAAGTAATGAGCTTTACACGCCCTAACTTGAGCTTCGAAGAAATCACATTACCAATCTATAACTCAACATTGAAATTAGCTGGTAAGCACACATGGGCTGATGCCACATGTGAAATCCGTGATGATGCTTCGGGTGCTATTGCTAGATTGGTTGGTGAGCAATTACAAAAGCAAATGGACTTCTTGGAAATGGCCAGTGCAAGTTCAGGTATTGACTACAAGTTCTTGACCAAGGTAGAAGTACTAGACGGTGGTAACGGTGCAAGTGAACCCGTGGTACTAGAAACTTGGGAATTGTATGGTTGCTACCTAAAGGCAGCTGATTACGGTGCATTGAACTATGGTGAGAGCGCACCTTTAACAATCAGCATGACCATTGCTTACGATAATGCTAACCAGACCCCAGAAGGCACCGGAGTTGGCACACCAGTTGGACGTACCTTAGGCGACGTGGTAACAGGCGCTGGTCAAGGCCAGTAAGGAGTAATCCATGGCCAATGGTGGCGGTCCATTTGGCATCGGCGATCAGATATTTCGCGGATTCCTTGGAAATGACGTCTTGCGTGATTACACTCACGCAAGTCGTACATTCACAACCAACAGTTACGAACTTAAACCGCGTTTCAAGTTCTTATTTCATGTCAGCTTTACTATTAACGTACAGCAAATACCTTATCTCCGTGGTGTATTCAGCAATGATGACATACAAGAACTCAGCTTGTTGGTTAAAACAGTGGACTTGCCCAAGTACAATGTTGCCACAGAAACATTAAATCAATACAATCGCAAACGTGTTATACAAAAAAAGGTTGAGTACGAACCAGTCACACTGACATTCCATGATGACGGCGGTGACAACAGTCGCAAACTATGGTACTACTACTTCAGCTATTATTTCAAAGATCCAGCACAGCAGTATTTGGCACCCAACGCTACAAACGGTAGTCTCGGTGCTAGTGCAAATCGTCAAGCCGGCTTTGGTTATAATAACCGAGACATTTATAATGACATCCTACAAGTTAAAGATTGGGGATACAGTGGCGAAGTATGGAATGATGGCACCAGTGCTGCCGGTGGCAAACCACCATTTTTCCGTGACATACGCATCTATGGCATGGATCAGCGCAAATATGCAGAGTATGTGTTGATCAATCCTATTATTTCTAACTGGAGTCACGATCAGTATGACTACAGCCAAGGATCAGGTATCATGCAACACAGCATGACTATTAACTATGAAACTGTAAAATATTACGAAGGTGCTATTGGTGCAAGCAGGCCTGATACAAACGTACAAGGATTTGCTGACCCCAGCCACTACGACACACGTCTCAGTCCTATTGCACGTCCTGGTGCCAACCAAACTATATTTGGCCAAGGTGGATTGCTGGATGCTGGCCTAGGAGTACTAAGCGACTTACAAAGTGGATCAGTGGGTGGTTTGATCGGTGCCGCACAAACTGCCGCACGCACTTACAACACATTCAAGGGAGCAGATCTTAAGAGTATATCCAAGAGTGAAGCTATTGCATTGGGAAGAAATACTCTCATACAGGCCATTCCTGGGGCAGTTCGTCCAGTGCTGAACAGACCCACTGGTATCTTTATACCCACCCCCAGTAACAACACTGTAAATACTCCTGGATTCAATCCTAACAATCCTTAATTGATATGCCAACAGTAAATTACGCCAATACCAATCTAGATCAAACCGTAAGGATATTTGACAACTTCTATCGTTATGATGTTCAAGTACCTGCGGCTGAGTATGATGTGGTATTCAGTTATTTCAAAAGCACCATGAAGAACGAGCGTGCTGCCGGAAACTTCACAGTGAGTGTGTTTCAAGTTGCACAAGAAACTAACGTTCCTCCTTTAACACTATTGCAAAATTTTCAAGGTGTTAACGGTGTACAACTTAATGCCACATTGGCATACTATCTAAATCAAATCCGTAGTCGTGCCACACTGTTGGGTGTGGGCGTTCCTGTAGTGCCCAACGTGTATGCCGCTAGAAATGTATTGCAATGAAGAAATGGGCACAAGGTCAATACGTAGTTCAAAACACTGAAAAATATGTAGGACGAGGAACTCCTAGATATAGATCAGGGTGGGAACACAGCTTCATGCGTTTTTGTGACAGCAATGATCATATACTACAGTGGGCCAGTGAAAGCATTGCCATTCCCTATCGTAATCCCATAACAGGCAAGATGACAAATTATGTGCCTGATTTTCTTATAACGTATCGTACCCGTAACAACATAGTAAAAGCCGAATTGATTGAAATCAAGCCCAAAAAACAAAGTGTAGTAGAAGATCGAATGAGCAGTCGCGAACGTGCTGTAGTGGCTGTAAATTATGCCAAATGGGACGCCGCAAGCAAGTGGGCCAAACGAAATGGCATGACTTTTAGGGTGATAACTGAATCGGATATGTTTCACATGGGTGCCAAATAGTACGGTAAATACCGTATGACTCGCAAACTTGAAGAACTTTTTGATTTACCGCCCACTACTGAAGAAGTAGAACAAGCAATCCCCTCGATAGGCGAAAACCGCAGTACCATAGTGGCTTTAGATGAAGCCATTGACAAAATAGACACAGCTCTCCCAGCGGTCAAAGGCCTAGATGCCACTGACCGAGAAATGGATGAACTCGCTGATCTAGCCAAAAAAAGCTACGACGATTTAATGGATCTAGGCATGCAAGTAGATTCACGATTTGCCTCTGAGATTTTTGGCGTAGCCAGTAATATGCTAGGGCATGCTATTACAGCTAAAACAGCCAAGCTGGATAAAAAGCTCAAAATGATTGATTTGCAATTGAAAAAAATGCGCTTAGATCAGCAACAAGCAGATCGAGATGCAGACACCGGACCGGTCCAGCAAGGCACGGGTATGGTATTAAGTCGCAATGATTTGTTGGAACAAATCCTAAAGCGCAATAATCAAAACAACGAAAAAGAATAAATATAGGACAGGAACCTGATATGAAACCATTTGC